CCTTTATGCCCTTAGATTTTTGGACAAGGAATGCGTAGGTGTTGAGTTGATTTTCCCACTCAGGCTTTCCGTATATGACAGACCAGACACTGGTAACTTTGTAGTCTGTAATTTCGATTGAGTTGTCGGTGATCCGTTGATGATCGATAGCACCAGACAGCACCCATTCTCCGTCCGAATAAAATAAACGCTCTTCCCTGATGACATCTTCCCCATCGTCCTGATCCAGTATGTGATGCACGGCGGTGCCAAACAGAGGCCAGATCATATCGACAACATCCGTTGTCATGTTGCTGGCGTAGTGTTCCTTCATGAGCCTTACGCGAGGGCTATCGATAAGGGTGGTGACAGATATATCAGCATCACCCTTTGAATACTTGTCACGCTTTGCAAAATTGACAAAAGCGTCAGGTAGTTTATGGTTGTTTGTATATTGCATGGTTGTCTCCTCTGAACAATAAATGCCATGTATGACCAACAATGTCAAATAAAAAATGCAGGTGCAAAAATGGCGCGAAAAATACATGAGTTTGTGATATATGGGGAGCCAGCATCCAAGGCTAACAGCAGAAAGATTGTTACGATTAAGGGCAAACCTGTATCAATCAAGTCTGACAAGGCTAGGAATTATGTGAAGCAGTTTGGGAATCAGTGCCAGCAAATGAAAGATATATTTACTGGCGATGTTTGTGTTGAGATGTTGATTTACTACTCAACAAGGAGGCCGGATCTTGATGAGAGTTTAATTTTAGATTGCATGCAAGGATTGATTTACGCCAATGACAGACAGGTCAAAGAGAAGCATATATACTGGGGCTTGGACAAGTGCCGACCAAGAACTGTCATCAGAGTGTCGGCTTTGGAGACAGGTAATATCCCAAGCCATCTCCGATGCATATCTGGAAGACATGAAACCGAAGTTGGAAGTGATCCAGTGGATTAACACAGAAGATTTTGAAACCGTCTGCGACTGTGCCGCCGTCAACGTAGAAAGGATGCGTCAACACTTTGTTGACATACTGGAATCCAAACCAGCGATTGCCAGATACAAGGGAAGAAAATTAAAAGATGTATTAGTTAATTATTAATATAATATAACTAGTATATATTTATATATAATTATAACTAGTATTAACTAGTAACTAACAACCCACAAAATTCTGGCTTGACAGCGTTTCCTCTCCAGCATATCGTGGAAGGGTTCGTGGAGGAACGCTATGAGTTTTGATCAAGATTTACGCCATCAGGCTATCCGTTTGGGTATGGGGCAACACAAAGTCTCATGCCCATTTTGCTCTCAACAAAGGAAGAAGAAGAGGGAAAGAACTCTCTCGCTGAAGGTGCAGGACGAGGAAGTTCTGTATCAGTGTTGGCACTGTCAAAATTCTGGCGCCGTAAGGTTACAGGAAAAGCAAACCCCAGTGAGGAAGATTAACATGACACCTATTGCACCAGCCGCAAAGAAGAACTGGCTTGAATTAGACCAAGACGCTATCGCTTGGTTACTGTCTCGCGGCATCAGTGAAGCCACCGCCAAGAGCGCAGGGGTAAAGAGCGCAAGCCATTACATCAGGTCAGTCGGGAGCGAGACATCGTGTGTCGTGTTCCCTTACTCTAACGAAGGGCAACAGTATGCCGCTAAGATCAGGGCAATAAAGGACAAGGGTTTCTCATGTCAGAGCAACCCGCAAACTTTTTTTAACATAGAGAATGTTGACATTGGGGATGACCTGATCATCTGTGAGGGTGAGATGGATGTGCTGGCATTCATGGAAGCAGGTTTCAAGAGCGTGGTGTCGGTGCCGAATGGCGCGGTGATGAAGGCCAATGACAACCCAGTTGAGCCAGCCAATGATAACAAGTTTCAGTTCCTTTGGAACGCTAAGAAGTTTTTGGATAAGGCGAATAAGATTATCATTGCGACAGACTCTGATGATGCTGGTCAGGCAATGGCTGAGGAGATAGCGCGGCGTGTAGGAAAGAACAGGTGCTGGCGTGTTACCTACCCTGATGATTGCAAGGATGCCAATGATGTACTTGTGAAGCACGGCAAAAAAGTTCTAGAGAACTTACCCACTAAAGCGGCCCCGTGGCCTGTTGCTGGACTGTACGATGCAGAACATTTCTATGATGCGGTTGATGATATCTATCACAACGGTATGGGCAAAGGGATCAGCACTGGCTACGCAAACATCGATGAATTGTACACTGTTGTCGAGGGTCAGTTGACCGTGGTGACAGGCCATCCATCGTCTGGGAAGTCGGAGTTCATTGATCAGATTATGATTAACATGGCTCAGAAAGATGATTGGAAGTTCGCTATTTGTTCCTTTGAGAATGAGCCCCGTCTGCACATAGCAAAGTTAATATCAAAGTATCTGCGTAAGCCGTTCTTCAAGGGCGTCACGAGAAGGATTGAACCGCACGAATTAGAGTATGGTAAACAGTTTATTCAATCGCACTTCTCATTCCTGTATCAGGCTGACGGTTCCCTTGCTACCATTGATGATATCATTGACCGCTTGAAGGCGGCGGTCATGAGGCACGGTGTGAAGGGGGCAATCATTGATCCGTACAATTACATTCAGAAGAGCAGGGATATCAGCGAGACAGATTGGATCTCAGACATGCTGACAAAACTCAGGGTGTTTGCTCAGTCTCACGGCATTCACTTGTGGTTTGTTGCCCACCCGACCAAGATGTTGCGCGGCGCCGATGGAAAGATCCCAGTTCCAAAAGGCTATGACATCTCCGGCTCCGCCGCATGGTTCGCCAAGGCTGACGTTGGCATGTCCGTTCACAGGCCAGACCCGAAGGGATCGGAATCAGAGATCCACGTTTGGAAATGCAGGTTCTCTTGGGTTGGAAAGCAGGGGGATGCGAAGGTTTATTTCGACTCAGTAACGTCAACATACTTCTTGCCGACAGGCAGTTTCCCAACACCCATGCAAGTGCCAGAGTTCAAGCCAGAGGATGTACCTTTCTAATGTCTAGGGAAAATGATTACGGCACAAAAGAATTGCACGAACGGCACCGAGTTAAGCCAGAGTTTATAGGTGGTGGACACTCCGTACGAGTTCGTGTGATAGACCAGAAAGTTCTAGATAACTTATTGCTGTCGGAACGAATCGGTTTGAGGGACTATCAAACATTAGATGCGATGATGGTTGATTATTATAACTCAACATCTGGTCTCAAGGCTCACGACTACCAGCCCAGAGTTAAGTCTGGAAGGACAGATTTTTCCGACAAGTTTGCCTTGCGGAAAGTTAAGTTAAGAAAAGTTCTTGATGAGGTGGGGGAAGATCTTGGGCGGGAAGTGCGCGTGATTGTGGAACACATCATGGAAGATATAAAACTGAATAAGGTTCAGTTGATGTGGATAGAGGCGAGTGGTAATGTTCAGAGGTTAATTAAAATTATAGGAAGGTATTATGGATAGATTGGGGAAGCAGATATTGAGTGAGGCGATGAGCGTTATAGACGCGAGGGGGGATCACTATGGCTCTCCGTATAAGAATTGGAAAACGATAGCGGATTTCTGGACGATTTATCTCAGGGATAAATTGAAGGAAGGGGAAAGCATATCGGCTACAGATCATGGGCTGATGATGGATCTGGTGAAGACGGCGCGGCTGATGACCACTAACGGTCACTGGGATAGCATGCTTGATAAGTGTGGGTATGTTGCCGCCGCAGTAGAATGTTTTGAAGAAGAGAGAAAAAGGTTTGACGAGGATCAATAATAACAATAATATAAGACCTGCATGAAGGTCATGCGTTTCCTCCCAAACTAAAGGGGGCGGCTAATAACCGCCCCCTTCTTTTATGTGTGGAAATTACACAGATGTGTGTAATTACAGGGTGAGTTCTGGCATCTCGCTGTTCTTGTCTGTCAACAAGTCAGCGCGAGTTGATGCACGACCATTCTTGTAGTTCACCCATGTGCGACCAAGAAGGATGCAGAGTACATCAGGATGAACCTTGTTGCGGTTTGCAACGCGGATCTCCGTCAACTTGGTAAGAAGGTAGCGAACAGGTGAACGCACTCCCTTGCCATGATTGGATGCCAAGTCACTCAAGAAAGCCTCTACCTTCTCATCACTACCCTGTTCGGCAATGACGTAGAACAGTGCCGCAAGCGGCGCCACAGGGATGAGGGTTGACTTCTTGGTTACCTTTGACAACTTGATTGCCTTCTCAAGGATGGCAGTATCAATCTTGTCATTGTAGTAGTTGCGGAGTTCATCGTTTGTCATCTCCACATGCTTCGTATGAGGCTTGCCAGCCTTGAACGCAACGATGTGACGAATGACAGAGCCTGTCACCGCAGGGTATG